CAGCGCTTCTGGGGAAATCAAACTAAGCTCAGGGCTTAGGAAATACCTTCATAGTCAATGCCTGTGATGCTAATGCGCATATAGCCCTTAGCTTCACCGCGCTCCTCAATCTGGGTGATATGCCCAGAAAAAGCGATGCCATTACCTGTGAAGGTAAGGTTGTCACCAACGCTGGCTGTGTAGCTGGACGGCACAAGCCCTTCAACAGAAAGGGTGGTGCGCTCATCAGAGTAGCGCACACCGATCACCACACCCTGCGCGTTAGTGACTTCATCAGCATTGGCAAAGGACTTGCCAACAGAGTAGCTTTGCACTGTCAGCCCGGTGACTGTGCCATTAATGCCGTAAATATGGGCTGTGCCTTTCTGGGTAGTTGCCACGCTGGTATAGGGTTAAGGGTTAGGAAGGTTTACCAATGCAGCCCAAGTCAAACAGCGCTCAGGACAATCAGCACTTCAAAGTTAATGGTGGTGTCAAAGCACCTTTCCCCGCGCCCTTCCTGCAGCCCGGTAAGGGTAATGTCATAGCAGCTGGCATCACCCTGAGCTGTGAAGACAGCCTTAAGCCCCGGCAGATCAGACAAGCTGCCAAGCACATCCTGAACAGCAGCCCGGTGCGTAGCGCGGGGGGTGTCATCAATCTGGGTAAAGACACCAATGCTGACTTGGCAGATATAGTTTCCCAGACCTTGGGCAAACCCGGTAGGGTAGTTAGCAGACTCACAGGCTACCACAATGCTGGGCAGCTGCAGCTCATCAGCTGTCTCACCATTATTGATATGGTAGGCAGCAAGGCTTGTCTCAGCTGTTAGCTTGGCGGCAAGCGCGTCTTCAATAATGCTTAGGGGGCTTTTGATACTCATAAAGGTTAGGTGGGTTTCTGGGCTTTGTTAGCCTTCTCAATGGCAGCGCGCATAAAGTGATTGAGCCTGCGCTGTAGCTTACCTGCGCGCACACCCATTACATACTGCCTTGTTCCGGCAAGGTATCCCATACCAAATATATTGCCTAGGTCATTCCTGACTGTGAGCAGGATATTATTACTGCTGGTCTGGTATTTATTCAGACCTACTGAGCCGTGGTTAGCGTTGTGGCGCGTGATCCAAGTAGGCAGCTTACGCAGACCAAAGCCCTTTTCCATACCATTGATTTTAGGCTTACCTAGCTTGTGGATAGCTGTGACCCAGCCAGCCTTCATCCAGCCAACGCGCGTCTGCCGTTTCTTAATATAGTCACTGATTACCTTGGCTGGTGCAAAGGCGTAGCCTTGGCTAACCATATAACCTGCGCCGCCATTCTTCCTGATGCGTCCCCGGTAAAGCTTCCTGATGCGATTGTGGCGAGCTTCTAGGGTAGGCTCATTAAGCACCTGATGGTTGCGCGATCCGTTCCACTTGCGCAGCAGCACCTTGGCGCGAGCAAAGGCGCGCTGGCTATTGGTGTCACGCCAGATAGCCATAAGCACCCCCTCAGACTTGGGGGGCTTACCCTGCCGCCATTTAACAAACTTATCAAACGCACCCTGACGCGCATTGACCGCAGCTGCAGCGCTTTTGCTGTCTTCAGCTACAATGGTCATCACATCATTAGCAACAGCCCAATTACCCCAGCGCTCAGCAACCTTCTTATCACCCTTACCACCACCACCGGGTTGCTCACCATTAAGCGGGGGGCTGTAATTGATAGCCTCACGGCAGGTCAGCGCGCCTTCCTCCTTAACCAAGTCTTCAGTGAGCTGGCGGGTGTAAGCGCCAAAGTCATTAAAGGACTTAACCAGCGTAGCAGCTAGCGACCTGTTTACCTTAATGACTATATCAGACATCAGCGCTGGTCAGCGTCCTGACACTGCATTTGCAGCCAAGCGCTGCCGGGTTTGTAAGTGAAGGCTGTGACCCGGTAGGGGCGCGCATCAAAGGTCAGGCGCTTACCGGGTTGCATATGGGACTTGGCAGCTAGGGCAGCTGTGGTGGCAGGCACTTTGATTAGCGTAGTGATCTTATCCATCAGACCCCCTTGCTCAAGGCTGGGGGTAAGGGTGGGGTCACTAGCCATAGCTGGATAGCTTGTGCCATTGATGGTGACTGTCTGCCCTGCCTCAGCGCAGATAGCCTGCGCGTCAGCTAGCCACATAGCTGCAAGGTTGCTGTCCATACTATTGCCGGGGCTGACAAGCAGGCGCGCTGTCCTAGGGGTCTGGCTTGGCTGTGGCAGGCTTTGCCGGGGGCGGGGGCTACCATCATACCAGCACCTGCCAGCTGTGGTGCGCAGGCACAAAAAAGCCCACCCTGTTTCCGGGGTGAGCTTGATCTAGGCTAAGCGCTAGGCTTAGGCGCTGGCAATACGCTTGGCAGAAGTGGCGCGACCCTTGCCGCAACCAAAGCGGACTGTGGCGGTCAGGCGCACAATGCCGTCAGTGCCTTGAGACTTCAGCACCTGAACAGACAGACCAGACGCATCAATGGCAGACGAAACATCGCCGGGGAACATAGAAGCGTTAGGCAGCGCCATCGCCACGCAGACCGCATCCTGACCCAGCGCCACACCAGCCAATCCTTCCGAGTTGGAAGGAAGGTCAGTGAACTCAAACACATTGAAGTTAGAGACAGTGCCAATAGCGCCTGTCTGGATGAGCGCGGACTGACCAGCACCATTGAAGGGAGCAACAAGCGTAGCGTCCTTGCGGAGAGCGCCAGCATAGGTGCTGTTAAGGATGAGCGCGCGAGCGTCACCAGCCTTGGCAATCGAAAGGTCAGTGTTGAGATCAACCACCTGACCATAGTTGAAGTTAGCGGCAGTGATCACTTCACCGGCGCTGTAGTTAGCGACAGTGAAAAGATTGCCAATGCGCTTATGGCACTCAGCAACCAGCTCATTAACAGCCTGCGGGACAAAGGCATTGACCATATAAGCCTCACCATATTCAGCGAGGTCATCAGGGGCAAAGTCCTTGGTGGAATGAAGGTGGACAAGGGAGACAGTCTGCGCGGTAAGCACAGCGTCCTCAGCTTCGTGGTAGCCACCATTAGCCTTGGAAAACTCCTTAGCAGAGCCGCCACCGATCAGGCTGACCTGCATAGTCTTACCGACAGCAGTGGGGGTGAGGTTAGTGGAGAAGGCAGAAAGGACACCAAGCTTACCTTTCAGACCAGCGAGAACCTGTTCAGCGAGAACAGCGGGAGCAGCAGCAATAGCCATATGATTTTAGTATTAGGGATTAGAGGGAAAAATTATTTAGTGGCGGTCAGCACAGCAAGGTGCTGACGGAAGAAAGCCTGACGCTCAGCGCCGGGCTTCATACCAAGGAAGGTCTTACGGATCTGCTCAGCGTCAGGCTTAACCTGAGACGCGCTAAGGTCATCAGCAGGGCTGACGGCAACAGGGGAGATACCAACGCTGGAAGCAATCTTAGCAGCTTCCTTGGACGCGCTGACCTGATTGGCAAGGGCTTCAGCAAGCTGCTTCTGCAGCTCAGCCTTCTCAGCTTCAAACCCGGCAAGCTTCTGCTCAAGGGCTTCCACTGTCAGCTTATTGGCTTCAGCAGCCTTAGAGACTTCAGCAACGGCAGCCAGCTTCTCAGCGGCAAGCGTTTCAAATGCAACCTGCAGCTCAGCCTTCTCAGCCTGAACAGCACCAAGGATGGCGTTGGAAGCAGCCAGCTGGTCTTCAATCGTAAGGGTTTTGGTTTCCATTCTGCTTATGCGTTTGGAGTCAAAAGCTTACTTGGCTTTGGCAACCTTGGCGGTCTGGTTGCCAGCAATATTGGGCTGACCATCCAGCTGGGTGAGCAGCACCTTAAGGGTGGGGACAAGCCCGGTGATCAGGTTGCGCGCAGCTGCGTCCCTGCCGGACATAGACTGTCCCTGCATATCCTCAGGCTTAGCCAGCTTGCGCTTCATCAGCACAGCCTGCTTAAAGGTTTCACCAGCCTTATCTACTTCAGCTTGGGTCAGGGCTTCCTGCTCATCAGTCAGGGAAGTGCCTGCAACACCCATACCCTTATAAGGGCTGGAGGAATTACGGAAGACCTTAACCTTGATGCCCATAGCCTTAGCCTGTTCAGAAAGATCAGTGCTGACGCTATACACACCCACAGCCCCTACGCTGGCGCTGCTAGATGCAAGCACCCGGTCAGCTGCAGACC